TTATCGACAATCTCGGAAACGATGACGGCCATGGCTCAGACTTCCTCCATGTGCGAGAACTTGGCCATTGCAGCTGTCCACGGCATCACTCGGCCTGTATTTACGTTGCGAGCCATACGAGCGCTTGGGTTTGGTTTTGGTGTCGCTACGGGCTTCTCTGCCGCCGTTCGTGGCGCTTCGGGCTGCAGTTTTTCCGCCTCGGCCAGCAGCTCGGCGCGGATCACTTCTTTGGTTTTGCGCTTGTCCACATCAACACTCAGATACTCAATACCAAGATCTTCGAGTTCGTCTTTGGTTTTAGCCCCTTCCAGGGCGCGAATCAGGTCCATGGAAATACTCCTGAAACAGCAAGGCCACCCCGAAGGATGGCCCGCTGAGTGGGTTTAGCCGTGTTCGGCGTACAGGTGACCGATGGCGTTTGGATCAATGACTTTGCGGCCAAAGACGTTCAGGCCACGAATCAGCTTACCGAAGTCGTTCGGGTTGGGCAGGGTTTCCATGTTGGTCATCTGGCTAGCAAAGGTCAGCGCCTTCTTATGGCCAAAGATCACGTTGGTTGCCTGATTGGTGGTGGTGGCGTCGGTGACGGTGGATAGGCCGTTGCTGGTGTAAACCATGAAGCGGTCCAGCATCCCAACCTTGCCATTACGGAAAACAGACTCCGCATCGCCCGTTATGCTTGCGTCACGAAGATCGGACTTCTTCAGCATCCCGTTCATCCAGGCCGGCAGAATCACATAACGTCCGGTACCTGGTACGTTTTGCTCATCCATCACAGTGCCGCAATCCACCAGAACATCGAGGATGTTTGCCTTGGTGATGACCACCGGTGCCCCCGCCGCGCCAAGATTCAGAGCGCCGGACTTAGCGCCAGCCGCAGCGCCCGCGTTCTCTGCAGCAGCCTCGGTGTAGGCGTAGGCATTGATGTTTTCATCAATGACGATCTTCATCTGTTCGCCGCCATCGTCAGACCAGTTATTCATCAGCCCAATGTCAGCCTGGTATTCGTCTACATCATTCACTTCAAAGGCAAAATACTTCGCCTGGTCAATCTGCAACTCTACCTTGTCGCTGGTGGGCTTTTCGTAGGTCAACCCGCCGCCAACCTCGTAGTCGCGGATAATCATGCTGGGCGTGGTCCGGATTTGAACCGAGTCTCCACGGCTTTTTATTTCACCTTCGTAGATGGTGTTTGAAATCTCCGCGTAGCACGTAGATTGATACAATTTCTCTACCAACTTTCCCGACCAGATTGACGGGATAAACCCGCTGGCACTGGTGCTGGAATAGTTGGGATGACCTGCGTCACGAGTTGGACCTGCCATGATAATAACCTCTCAATCATGAATGCCCAGACCGCTCCTTAGCGGGTGCGGCCTTCTTTTTGGGCTTGGAATATATCGGCTTCCAGCCTCTGCCCCTCGTCTGCGCTGTATTTACCCAGCGACTTCTCCTGATAGAACCGCTTGATCTCGGCGCCCGTCCAGATCGTGCCGCCTTGCGGGGCTTGACCGTTGGAGCGGCTGGACTGCGGATCTATCTGATCGTCGGGGATTTTGCGTTGAGGGGCTGGCTGGTTGTTTTTAAAGGCGTTGAAGATGGCGCCCACCTTGTCGGCATCCAGTGCCTGTTGCGCAGCCACCAAATCGTTCTGGCGCTGGGTTCCGGTCTGCGGGTCGTATTGGGCTAGAAAGGCGTGAAACTTCGGGTCGGCGTTGATGTCCTTCCAGTTGGGAACCAGCTCGGGCAGGACCGTCCAGAATGACGCCTGACTCTTTTGCTGTTCGCGTTCCTCAAACTGGCGAACCTTGCCTTCCAGTTCCTGCACTTTTGAGTTATCGGGCGGGGCTTTGCTGTCGATCATCTTTTGCACGAACGATACAAAGTCGTCACCAAACTCATCTTTGCCCGCCTGAATCTGCTCATTCGTCAGGCCGCCAGGGTTGCCCGATGGGGCGGGAGTGTGTTGCGACTCCGTTAATTGGCGGTCTTTCTGCTCAAGCGTCGATTTCAGGCCTTTAACCTCATCACGCAGCGCGGACACCTCGGCGACGAACTTGCCATTTATGACGTTAAAGCGGTGTTCCCAGTAACCTTCCGAGCGCTTTGGCTCGTCCTGGGAGTGCTTTTCGTCGTCGGCGTTCGGCTCGGGGTCGGCGGATTGCGTGGCAGTGTCCGGTGCAACAGGCTCGTCAGGAGTCGGGGTTATTTCCTCGGGGTTCTTGACGATCTCGAAGTGGCGTTGAGCTTCTTCGATTTGCTGCTGAATGGACTTCGGTAGTGCTGACATTTCAACTCCTGTGCGCTTCATGCGCGGTGAGCCGGTTAAACCGGGGTTCACGATCAAGGGGTCACGGATTCAGGTGCTTCTGCAGTTCAACAACTGAGTGATCGCCCACAAAAAAACCGCCTCCCATGACAGAAAGCGGTTTTTGTGTGAGGCCCGACGGATCGGGCTGGGGTTTAGCTCGGGGTGAAGCGCTTATTCACGACATCGCGGGATTCGTTCAGGCTCTGGATCAAATCTCTGAGGATTTCAGCGGCCCCCTGGGATCGGGAAATTTGCTGGGCGTCCGGTAGGCGCTCCAACTTGTCCCTGCAGTCCTCCCGTTGCCGGGCGAGGATAGCCAGTAGGCGCTTGCCGTCCGGCGAGCTGCTGATTCGGGCCAGCGCTTTCCAGTCCTGCTCGTCCATTCGTGGGCTCCTGCATCATTTTGTAGATTTCAGCCAGCAACTTGCGGGCGTCCAGCGGGGTCAGCGCTTGCGTTCTTTCGGTATCCGCCTGAGTTTCCGCCACTTCGGCCATGGTTTTTTCAGCCTTGGCGGCCTTGTCTTGCGCTTCCGCCTGCTTGATAGCCTGCTCCAGTTGCTGCATGGCCTGGCCGGCTTCGTTCTGCGCCGCGCTGTTCTGCTCCATTTCTTCCTCGGTCGGAATAATGCTCGCCAGATCCAGCTTTTCAGCGATGGACTCCAGCAACTTACGCCGGCCTTCTTGGCCGATGATGCCCATATCGGTCGGGTTGTTGGTCATCTGCAGGAAGGTAGACCGCATCTGATGGGTCTGCTCACGTATCAGCATGGCCGATGAGCCGCGGGGGATCACGTTCACGTCGCCTTTGATGCTGTTGTCTTCGGAATACTGCATGTTGTGCAACCACAAGGCCTCGATGACGCGACGGATCACGCCGCGGTCAATGTGGCGTATGGCGTCTTTAATGCCTTTGTTGGCCGACTCCATCAGCATGGACAGGCCCGAGGCCGTATTGCCTGCACCGCCCACGCGCTCATTGCCGTAGGTGTAGCGGGGAATGTTGGTGGCGTCGTCGGCCCGTATTTCAAACTTTTCATACACGGCCAGTAACTCGGCGGCGTTGCTGTCGGGCTGAAAGAAACGAACGGCGGGGTTGTTGCCGGCCACATGGGAATCTTTGGTGCGCCATATCTTCCAGGGGTACATATCCTCGGCGTCTTCGGTGGGGTCCAGTCGCTCCCAGACCACCTCGACTTGCGGGCCAGATGAAATGGCCAGGTTGTTTATCAGGCTCCGCGCAGTGGCATTGCACACGTCCTGAATGTCGCTCATCAGCTCAGGAATGCCAGCACCCCAGAACGAGCCTGGCACCGGTTGAAAGCTGGCTTTGTGGTACGGCCGGCGCTCCAGCGGGTCGCGGTTGAACTTCACGCGAATGACGTGTTGACCAATCAGAGTGGCTTCCACTTCGTATTCGGCCAGCGGATCTTCCACTTCGTCGGGATTGATACCCCACTGCAGCAAGCTGGTGCCTTGTGCGCCACCGCAATAGATCAATGCGTCGATGGTCTGGCCGCGGGTCAACCATTCATGGCCGCGACCTTCCAGGGTGGCTCGCTCGCCGTCTGACCACAACCAGTCACGCAGACCGCTTTGGCCGTGTTCGCTCAGGACTTCACGGATGGCTTCGGTGTTGTAAGACGGTACGCCGATCAACTTGTTCAGGTGCGCCCGAGTGAATCTTGCCCGCTCGATGATGTAAGCGCCGTCGTCTACATTGGCCGCGTCCGGGCTTGGGTAGATGTCGAACGGACTGACGCGATACCACTGGGGGCGAATCTCCTGTGTCTTGACCGCTTTCCAGCCTTCCATCCACGCCAGAGTCGATACACGGCGCAGGTTATGCCCGCGAATAAACGCGGCAGGGTAGGTTACGAAATCGTCAATAAAGCCTTCA